TTTGGGCCTAAAGGTCTTCAGGTAAATGGTGCTGATGGTAAGCCAAAAGTAATAACTGGTGGTGGTGGAGGCTTTCCAAAAGGAACTGCAAGTGGGGTAGACACATATACAACTACAATATCAGGCGTAACATCTTACAACGATGGTGACGCATATCTAATTAGATTTACTAATGGAAACACAACTGGAGCCACTTTAAACATAAATGGTCTAGGCGCAATTCCACTTTACAGGAACAATGATGGTCAGGTCATAGGCGGAGACATTGAAGATGGATCTGAAATGATATGTGTTTACAACTCAATACTATTAGCATTTCAAGTAATAGGTACTTCTCCCAATACATTATTAGCATACGTTACTAATGCTGAGTTAGTAACCATAACAAAGGGTCAGCCAGTATACGCATTTGGCGGTCAGGGAGACAGACTAAAGGTAAAGCTAGCATATAACTCTACTGATTCCACATCAGCTCAAACGGTTGGGCTTGTTTTATCTGCGTCAATTGGAGCAAATCAGAAGGGGTTTATTATACTTAATGGTCAGCTAGATGGACTTAGCATACTTCCTACATCTACGTGGGCAGATGGTGACCCTGTATATTTAGGTCCAACGGCAGGGTCAATAACTAACGTAAAACCATCAGCACCTAATCACTTAGTGTATCTTGGTTTTGTTACTACGGCAAACAATGGTAGTGCTGGAAGGATGTATGTTAGGGTGCAGAATGGTTACGAACTTGAAGAGTTACATGACGTACAAATATCTGGCCTTGCTGATAATGACATAATACAATATGATTTATCTACAGATCTTTGGCAGAATAAATCATTGTCAAACGCTGGAATACAGCCGACATTAGTTAGTGCAACAAATATTAAAACTATAAATGGCAATTCATTAGTGGGGTCGGGTGATTTGAGTATTATGCCTAAGTATTTAGGCCATTCAGCATCTACAGGTTCATTGAGCGTTTCTACAGCCGTTACTATATCAAAAGCATTAAGAATACCAGCCAACACACTAACCAACGACACATTGCTTGAGATACAGTGGAGACTTGTTAGAATAGTTGGTAATACGGGACAAATGTATACTAGATTGTATATAAATACAAGTAACAGCATGACTGGTGCTACATTAATATCGGGTATAGCCACAATAAATGGAGGAGGTACTCAATATTCAATAAAATGTGAGAAAACAATAACGTGCAGAAACAATGGATTTTCATGGATGAATTCAAATTCTAATGAATTTACAGGCGTAGCTTTAAATGGATATAATCTTAATAAAGCAGTAGATCAATACTTATTGTTTACTGTTCAGTCGGCTAGTAGTAGTGAAACATGTTTAGTAGACTTTTTCAGAGTGTTACAATATGCTTAATTTTCATATAAATTAAAATAATTACCTTTGTAGGTATGAAGTATGTATCTGCATTCCTTTTATTATTAAGCTTTTACTCGTGTTCAATAGAGAAAAAATTAGCAAAGTATTGCCCTCTATGTCCTAAAAACGACAGCACAGTTACAGTTATCGCGTATCGCGATACGACTATAAAAGTTCCAGGTGAAACTGTTTTTATAGAAGATACACTATTTTGTGATTCTTTAGGCAATGTATACGCATCAAGATTAGCCGAGAAAGATGGCACTATACTTAAGTTGCAATCAAGGGTATTTGACAACAAGTATAAAGTTATAGCTAAGACTGACACTATATATAAGGTTATAAAGGGAAACACTATATACAAAACTCAGACCATAACAAGAACGCTAAAGCCAGAAAAGATAAAGTACGTTCCGTCATTTATTAATTTTCTAGCTTGGTCTGGAGGAATATTTTTAATCATAATTTTAATTTATATAACGTACAGAGTCATTAAGTCACAACTATTAAAATTATGAAAACGAAGCTATCTCTTTTTTTGATGTCGTTTATGTCTATAATATCACCAGTCAAACCTTTAGTTTCTATTGCAGTTGCATTTATTATTCTTGATTTATTCTTCGGTATATGGAGAAGTATTAAACTTTATGGATGGAAAAGTTATAGGTCTTATAAACTAACGCATACTGTATCTAAAAGTCTTCTTTATGCTGGTGCTATATTTGCTATTTTCTTTTTAGAGACGTATGTACTAGCGGATATATTGGGTCTTTTTATAAGTGTTGATTTAATACTAACAAAGGCATTTACTTTCTTTTGTGTTTTTATTGAGATTAAAAGCATTAATGAAAGCTTTGAGGATGTAACTGGTAAGAATGTTTTGAAATTATTCAAGGATTTTTTAACTAGAACAAAAAATGATTTAAACGAATTTAAAAATTAATTATGTATACTAGAGAAAAAATAGAAAGCATTGTAAAATCAAAAGGATATAAGTGGTTTGAAGATAATGCTAACAAGTCATACGATGTTAACATCGTTGGAGTTCGCAACAACGCTCCTAGTGTGGCTGACAAAGTTACCAATGTTTTTGATGACTATATTACAGTGTCATTTAAAGATGCGTCTGGTAATTGGCAGTTCTATTGTTGGAATGCAACCACGGACCCTGGCAAAAAGGGTGTTCAACAATTTCACAACAAGAAGGGTGTAGCTAGATTAGTACCTGGACAATATAGAGGAGTTTGGGCCATAGACAAGCATCAGGGTAAGTATGAGGCTTTGTGTCAGAGACTAGGTGACGTAACTGTATGGAGAGATGCTAATAAAGACTTAGTGTTTGATGAAAAAGTAAAAGACACTGGCATGTTCGGTATTAACATACACAAGGCAGGAATGGATAGTACGTGGGTAGAGAATTGGAGCGAAGGATGTCAAGTGTTCAAGAGAGTAAAAGATTTCAATGAATTTATGTCAATCTGTAAAAAGGCATCTAAAATTCATGGAAACAAGTTCTCTTATACTTTACTTGAGTTATGAAGTTCAAAAGTTACTGGCTAAAGGAAATATGGGGATTCTTTAGTATAAGGCTTATATTAGGACCAGTGCGTGTATTTTGCGTTGATATAGATGTATACAGAAATTTTTATTCAATTACTTTTCTTAACTTTACAATTCGAAACAGATGAGCAAGAAATCATTAGAAGTTAAAACATTCGAGAAGAAGTACGTCTCTAGACCAGGTGTTCATGCTAAGACAAAAACATCAGGTTTAAAGGCATCTAAAAACTATAAGAAAAAATATAAAGGACAAGGAAGATGAAAACAGGAAACTACCAAGCAGAATCACCAAGCGTAAATGACTTATTGTTTGGTACTCAAAACTCAACAGGAGATACTGTAAATTTTAAGATACAAGATGTACTTAACTTAACTCAATCCCCATCTGTTGTTACTACAAACACCTTGACAACAGCTACAATATCAAATATTAATACATACTTTACTGGTACTGCTGGAGCTAGTTTTGCTATTACTCTTCCTACTGCTAGTGCAAATATTGATGGTTTAAAGTATGTAATTATGTCAACGACCAATAGACCTTCTACCACTTGGGTTACTCCTGGTGGGTCTATCGTTGGTGCTCCATCTTCTTTAGTATTGAATACTCCAGTTTGTTTTCAATACAACAATGATGACACTACTTGGTATATCTCCTTGTAATTTGTCACTAAAATTAATTATATTTGTGACATAATTTTAAATTAAATAAAATGGCAAAAGAAAAAAAGTTAACTCAAGAAGAGTTAGATAAGTTGAGATCTTTGAATCAAACTTACAGAGACCTAAAGTTCCAAATCGCTGACATTGAAGTTTCGTTTGAAAGAATGAAAAGTCAAAAAATGTCTTCTCTAGCTAACCTAGAGACTGCTGCATTTGATTTGTCTCAGTTTCAAGACGAACTAGTTTCCAAATATGGAGATGTAAAAATTAATCTTCAAACAGGTGAATATAATTAGAAAGATATCTGTAGGTCCAGACTACATGAAGTCTATGCACTATGTTGTTGGTCAGGATGTCCTTAGAGGGAATGGTACTATTGATACTATATTGATGGAATCTGACTCATCTATATCAATATACATATTGAATCAGGACAAGGAAATTGTAAAGTGGAAAAGTTTTTCTAGTTCAATGCCTATATCTATTGAGTACAATATAGATTTCTAATGAAGTCTCCACATCATTTTATAATAAAACCTTACAATGAAAGGCGTTACGATAATATACGTAAATATGGTGACGTTGATTTTATTATAAGTTCATCTCAGGAAGACCATACAGTGTCAAATAGAATGGCTACTGTAGTATCTGTTCCAATAAGTTATGACGGTCCAATTAAGAGCGGTTATGAAGTTATTGTTCATCATAACGTTTTTAAGTTTTATTATGATATGAAGGGAAATCAAAAGAGCAGTTGGCATCATTTGTTTGATGATTATTTCATAATAGAAAATGACCAACTCTTTTTATATAGAGAAAAGGGTGGTGAATGGAATGCACCGTATCCATATTGTTTTGTAAGACCAATACCAAACGAAGACAAGATAATATCAACTACAGGGTCTAGGGAGGAACTTTGGGGTGAACTAGTTTATTTTAACGAACAACTAAAAGATGTTTCAAAGGGCGATATTGTCTCGTTTTCTCCAGATAGTGAATACGAGTTTAGGATCGAAGATGATTTATTATATAGAATGTATAATAAGAATATATGTCTAAAAAGATAGAGCTAATACAGGCAGCAAAAGTTGCAGTAGATGAACTTATAAAGGTTCTTAGGGAGCCAATAATTACACATGCTGAGGACGATGTATCTGCTGACAAATTAAAGAATGCTGCATCTGCAAAAAGGTTAGCATTTGAGGATGCACTCTATATGTTAGGTAAGATTGATGAGGAGGAAAATAGAGACACACAGCAGCCTGTAGCTCAAGTAGATTTTGGTAAATCTGGATTTGCTGAAGGTAGGGCAAAAATTAAAAATGGAAAATAATCTATATATAGTACTTGAGGATTACGTAAGTAAATCAACAGTTGTAAATAAAAATAAAAGAAAGAACTGGGAGTACGGATATAATAAAGATTATGATCTAGTAGTTATCTCCAAAGATGGAACCATAGGAGATATATATAATATAAACGGAGTAAAGATTGCCTTACCTTTAGTTCCAGATAAAGTAGAAAATAGAGGAGGAAAGTGGGTAGCTAACGAGTATCCTAAAGAGCTACAAAAAATAAAAACAATATTTGATTGGAACAGGAAAGATAATGCGTTCAAGATACAGTATGTAGATTATATAGAACAAGAATTTGAAAGGAGAGAAAACGGATTTTGGTTTATAAACAATAATGTACCTACATACATTACAGGAACGCACTACATGTATTTACAGTGGACCAAAATAGATATAGGTCTACCAGACTTCAGAGAGTCTAACAGAATATTTTATATATACTGGGAAGCGTGTAAGGCTGACAACAGATCTTTTGGTATGTGTTACCTAAAGAACAGGCGTTCTGGATTCTCTTTTATGAGTTCTGCTGAGTCGTGTAATACTGGAACAATAGTTAGAGACTCTCGAATTGGAATATTATCAAAAACAGGTAGCGATGCAAAGAAAATGTTTACGGACAAGGTGGTTCCAATCGTTAGGAATTACCCGTTTTTTTTCAAACCTATTCAGGACGGTATGGATAATCCTAAGACTGAATTGGCTTTTAGGGTTCCTGCTAGTAAAATTACTAGGAAGAATATGGACGAAGAAAAGACGGAAGACATCGAAGGTCTGGACACAACCATAGACTGGAAAAATACTGCCGACAACAGTTACGATGGTGAGAAACTATTATTGCTAGTTCATGATGAAAGTGGTAAATGGGAAAAACCAGAGAATATACTAAATAACTGGAGAGTTACCAAGACGTGTTTAAGGCTTGGTGCTAAAATCATAGGCAAGTGTATGATGGGATCAACATCAAATGCTTTGCCAAAAGGTGGAGAGAACTTTAAGAAACTATACAACGATAGTAATCCATCTACAAGATCAGCTAATGAACAAACTAAAAGTGGTTTATACTCTTTGTTTATACCAATGGAGTGGAACGTAGAGGGTTACATAGACGAGTATGGTTGGCCAGTATTTGATAATCCAGAAAAGCCAATAAAAGGTATAGATGGAGAAATAATAAGCACAGGAGTTATAACATGGTGGAACAACGAGGTAAACGCATTAAAGTCTGATTCAGACGCTTTAAATGAATTTTATAGGCAGTTTCCAAGAACAGAGTCACATGCATTTAGAGATGAATCAAAGCAATCTATATTTAACTTAACAAAGATATACCAGCAGATTGATTATAATGATTCTTTGATAAAAGAAAAGTTCTTGACTAGAGGATATTTTCACTGGAAGAATGGAGAAAAAGATAGCGAGGTTATATGGACTCCAGACAAGAATGGAAGATTTTTAGTATCTTGGATACCCAAACCACACTTAAGAAATAATGTAATAGTAAAGAATGGAAAGAAATATCCTGGAAACGAACACATGGGAGCATTTGGTTGTGACCCTTATGACATATCGGGTGTTGTTGGAGGAGGTGGTTCTAACGGTGCTCTCCATGGTATGACAACGTTTCATATGTCTGATGGTCCAACAAATGAATTCTTTTTAGAGTATATAGCAAGACCTCAGACGGCTGAGATATTTTTTGAGGATGTATTGATGGCTTGTCATTTTTATGGAATGCCTATATTAGCAGAAAATAATAAGGCTAGATTATTATATCATTTTAAGAATAGAGGTTACAGATCTTTCTCGATGAATAGACCAGACAAGAACTTGGGCAAACTATCTAAGACTGAAATAGAAATAGGTGGAATACCAAACTCTAGTGAAGACGTTAGACAGGCTCATGCTTCATGTATTGAATCATACATAGAAGAATATGTTGGTTTTGATACAGAAGGTACATACAGAGATAATGATGTAATAGGGTCCATGTACTTTAACAAAACACTAGAAGATTGGGCTAGGTTTGACCCAACAAACAGGACAAAACACGATGCGTCAATTAGTTCTGGTTTAGCTATTATGGCAAACAGAAAGCATATGTTTGTTCCTGAGAGAAAAGAATCAAAAATTAGTATTAAATTTGTAAGATATAATAATCAGGGCAGTCACAGCAAAATTATAGAATAGAATGGAAAAACCATCTGTTGTAATATATCAGAATCCGTTTCCTAGCCAAATGGTAACGGACGAAGAAAAACAAACTTATGAGTACGGCTTAAAGGTTGGTAAGGCCATTGAAGGAGAATGGTTCAAGCGAAAAAATAATACGTGTAGGTTTTATGATCAGTGGGGAGAATACCACAGACTACGTTTATATGCTAGAGGTCAACAGCCAGTACAAAAATATAAGG